GGATACCAATCACGATACGCCGAATATAAATACGCTCAATCTACTGTACATGGAGAATTCAAAAATTCATTGGATTTTTGGCATATGGGAAGAAAATTTAGCAACCCTCCTGCTTTAAATTCTGATTTCATTAAATGTAATCCAACAACGCGAGTATTCGCGGTGACTTCAGATGTTGAACAGTTGTATGTTCAACTATATCATAAAATAACTGCAATTCGTCCTATGCCGTTCTATAACGACCCAAAACTTTAAATGATGTATAAAACACCTTTCAATTCAGAACCTGACAAAGGCGAAGTAACATCAATGCCTTCCGTCACCATCCCAGGGCAAACCCTAAGCATTGCCGAAATGCTAAACAGAATAAATAATGGTCAGCCTATTTCAAGAAACCAACTTGAATTCACAAATGAAGATGAACCATTTCCAAAAGTCAAGGACTTAACAGACCTTGACGATGTCAAACAGTCAATTAACGACACGTTTGCAAAACAGCAAAAAGCTGACTTTCTAAAGAAAGAAGCTGAAAAGAGTAAAAAAGTTGACGATCCGAATTAGTAGAGTTATTCTCGTAGCTGGCTGGGGCCTCCGAAGGATTGAGCCCAAAGCCAGCGAACGGGAAATAACTCGAAAAGATTCGGACCAAAAACATTTACTCTAAAAAAGGTTAAATAAAATGAAACCTAAACTTAAAAAACTACGTAAAAAGTGTCAGTTCTTTGACACTTTGAAAATACGTTCCCCCGATGGAAGGGGGAACAAATAAGCACTATACATTACTTGATATATAGTGCTAATTGACAAAGTCAATTCAATCAATTAGTTACACTAATTAAAAAACAAAAATTATGCCTCTACCATTAGCGCCTATAATAGCGGGTGGTGCTGCTCTCGTTGGTCAGGGAATCAATGCTTGGATTCAATCAGGTCAGAACAAAAAACAGCGTGAATTTGACAAAGGTATGGCAGAGTATGCCTACTCTAAAGATTTAGAAATGTTCAATAAAGCAAACGAATATAATGCACCGAAACAACAAATGCAAAGATTTGAAGATGCTGGTTTGAACAAAAACTTAATCTATTCTCAGGGTCAGCCAGGACAAGCTGCCGTATCAATGCCTAAATACCAGGATGTAAAAGGAACATATGGTAATATAAAAATAGATCCAAAAGCGGTAACCGATACTTACCAAAATACTGCTTTATATCAACAACAATACGATCTATTAGCGAAGCAAATTGAGCTCACAAATAATAATGCTTTAGCAGCTCAATTTAATGCACTAGCTTCGGAAGATCAGTATAACGCAAACAAAGAAGTCGTTACCTTTTGGGACGATGGATCTTCAACTGTTAAACCTAGTATCTGGGAACATCAGTATAATGCAGCAGAAAATAAGTCTAAACAGACTTTGAATGAATTAAATAAATCTGCTGCTGATGCTGGTATATCCCAACAGCAATTAATATGGGCACAAAAGAAAATTCAGACGATGTTGGATACAAATGTAAATATCGATAAGGATACAATTCCTTATCGACAGCTTGCTGAAATTTTGGGACCATTACTAAAGTATCTAACACCAAAAATTCGTAAATTTTTAACTCCTTAAAACTATGAAACGTAAATCATTCAAATCTCGTCGCACCCGTAAATCGGGTAAAAGGTTATCCTCCTATAATTCATCACGCGGGGGCATAAGGTTGTAAACTATGGCGTGTTCCTATCCTATTACCATAATTCGGGAGGGAAGGCACGTTTTAGTCCCCTGTAACCGATGTATAAACTGTATTCAACGTAAACGCTCTGAATGGTCTTTTCGTCTCCTACAGGAGCTAAAAACAAGCGAAAAGGCAACATTCTTAACTCTTACTTACAATGACGACACCGTACCGAAAAACCAACAATTACAAAAGAAGAAGTTACAAAACTACTTCAAACGCGTTCGCGTTACTCAAAAGGCTATTAAGTACTACGCCGTTGGAGAATACGGATCCAAAAATAAGCGTCCGCACTATCACGCTATTGTTTTCAATGCTGATAATAATATACTCGCTAATGAGTGGCGAGAGTGTGGAAACGATACTCAAAAATCTGATAAGCCTACTGGTTACATTAAATGTGATGTAGTCAATGAGGCAACCATTCATTATGTCACTGGATACATAACCGAGAAGTATGGAAAAATGGACGAAAGAACAGGAAAACAGATTGATACTTGGCAAGAAACTGATATCAGACCTTTTGCCCTTATGTCAAAGGGACTTGGTAAGATTTATCTTAAGCACGCTGCTAAATATCATAAATCTAATTTTACTACGACAACAATCTCAGAGGGTGGAATTAAGGGAAACCTCCCTAGATACTACCGCGATAAAATTTTCAATGAAGAGGAAAGAAAGAATCTTGCTGAGCAAAATCAGCAAAAATTTTTTCACAATCGCGGGACAAATGAATCTGAGTTTGAACGAAGAATCTACCAAAAACTAATTGTTAAAAATCAATTAAACAAAAAACAACTATGAGCAAATTATTTAATCAAAACCTAAACGCAAAGGTTCAAAGGTCAGCATTTGACCTTTCGCACGAAAGAAAACTATCTATGAAAATGGGTAAACTTTATCCTGTTCTTGTACAGGAGGTCGTGCCAGGCGATAAATTTATAATTGATACTCAATCTATGATCCGCTTTGCTCCTTTAGTCTCTCCTATGATGCACAGAGTAAATGCATATGTGCATTTCTTCTATGTACCTAATCGTATTATATGGGACGGTTGGGAATCATTTATTACAGGAGGTCAGATATCATTACCAACAACTGGAGTTGTAGAAATAGAAAACGGCTCTTTAGCTGATCATTTAGGAGTTCCTACAGGAGATTTCAGCGGTCTAGACCCTATAGAGACTATCAACAACTTGCCGTTTCGTGCTTATTTCAAAATATGGAATGACTACTATCGTGATGAGAATCTTCAACAAGAAATTGATATTGAAAATTCTGTAGTAAACGAAGAATTTTGTCAGCAACCTGTATCAACAAGAGCATGGGAAAAAGATTATTTTACATCTGCATTACCCTGGGCACAAAAGGGTAACCCGGTAACAATGGAAGCCTCTATTACGTATAAAAACCCTGCACAGGTTAGACCTGATGGCGCGATGTTAAATGGTGATTTCGTTATGGCTGGTGCTGAAAATACAGATGGTACCCACGATTTGGTTACAAATCGTAATACAGATGCTTATACATTAGAAAACATCGATGGAGTTGTACTTTCAGTTGAAGAACTCCGCAGAGCAACACGTCTACAAAGATGGTTAGAGCGAAATGCTCGAAGTGGTACTCGATATGTAGAACACTTGTTATCACATTGGGGCATAAAATCTTCTGATGCTCGCCTTCAACGTGCTGAATATATTGGAGGTGGAAAATCACCGGTAGTAATTTCAGAAGTATTAAACACTACAGGAACTGCTACATTACCACAGGGAAATATGGCGGGACACGGAATAAATGTTGGTAGAACCAATCAAGCATCTAAATTTTGCGAAGAACACGGTTTTATTATTGGAATAATGAGCGTTATGCCAGAGCCAACTTATCAACAGGGTCTACCAAAATTCTTGCAGAGAAAACTCAACTTAGATTTCTATTATCCTGAATTTGCACAATTAGGAGAACAGGTTGTACTTGGAAAAGAAATTTATCTTGATGATATAAATTACAACAATGAAACTGTATTCGGATACCAATCACGATACGCCGAATATAAATACGCTCAATCTACTGTACATGGAGAATTCAAAAATTCATTGGATTTTTGGCATATGGGAAGAAAATTT